TTTTGATGAAGAAAAAGGAAATAGACCGATTAATTTCATTGAAACTTTTTGCAAGCAAGCAGAAGGAGAAATAGGAAAACCTATAAAATTAGAATTGTTTCAAAAGGCATATATACAAGCGTTATTCGGCTTTATATATAGAGATACAGGTTTAAGAAGATTTAATGAAACAATGTTTTTAGTAGGAAGAAAAAATGGAAAAACAACAATGCTATCAGCTATTGCTTTATATATGATGATTGCAGATGGAGAAGGATCAGCAGAGTGCTATTCAGTAGCAACAAAGAAAGATCAAGCCTCTAAAGCTTTTAAAAGTGCGTGTGCAATGAGAGCACAATCACCAGAAATAAGAGCAATAGTAAACAAAAGGCGAAGCGATATGTATATGCCGACTACATTTAGTAGTTTTGAACCACTTTCAAGTGATTCAGATACTTTAGATGGACTTAATGCACATCTTGTAATTATAGATGAATTACACGCTATAAAAGACAGAAATTTATACGACGTAATGAAACAATCAACATCTTCTCGTAGACAACCTTTAGTTGTAATGATAACGACGGCAGGAACAGTAAGAGAATGCATATTTGATGATATATATAACTATGCTAATAATGTTTTAGATGAAATAGTTAAAGATGATTCATTTTTACCAGTTTTATACGAATTAGATAAAACAGAAGAATGGAAAGATATAAGCTGTTGGGCAAAAGCTAATCCAGGCCTTGGTACAATAAAACAATATAAATATCTTGCAAAACAAGTAGAAAGAGCTAAAAATGATACAAGCAGCAAAAGATCTACATTATGCAAAGATTTTAATATAAGAAGTAATTCAGAAGAAAAATGGTTAGACTTTGATACTGTCAACAATGAAGAAAAATTTGATATTGAAGAATTAAGAGGAACATATGCAATTGGAGGAGCAGACTTATCAAGTACATTAGATTTAACTTGCGCAACATTAATTGTATTAAAGAAAGGAAAGATTTATGTTTTACAACAATACTTTATTCCTGAAGATACCATAGAAGAAAAAGAAAATGACGACAAAGTACCATACAAAATTTGGAAGGAAAGAGGACTTTTAACTACTTGCCCTGGAGCTAAAATAAATTATACAGCAGTAACAGAATGGTTTATTAAGATGCATTATGAATACGATATATCCCCTCTTTGGATTGGATATGATAGGTGGGGAAGTACATATTGGGTTGACGAAATGAAAGAAAATGGTTTTCAAATAGAACAAGTAATACAAGGAGCGCAAACAATGTCAAACCCAATGAAACAATTAGAAGCAGACTTAAAAGAAAAAAAGGTAGTGTATAACAATAATCCTATTCTTAAATGGTGTTTATTAAATACAGCAATAGAAATTGATAAGAATGACAATATACGTCCAGTAAAAGGAAAAAAATCAAAAGAAAGAATAGACGGAACAGTATCTTTAATTGATGCTTATGTTGTCCTATATAGGAAAATGCAGGACTATTTAGTTTTACAGGAGGAATAATATGAAGAAAAAAAGAAGCTTATTTGAGCTTATCTTTAATATAAAAGAACAAAGACAAGACACGATACAACCACAATATAAAATGCTGAATAGTTATGAAGCACAATTTACTACATTGAGTGGAGATACATATGATAGCAAATGTGCTAGACAATGTATTGATAGAATTGCTACTCATGCTGCTAAACTTATACCAAAACATATAAAAGGAAGCATAAGCAACAACATTAAAGGAGATATTAATTATTTACTAAGTGTACAACCAAATCCTTTAATGGATACTTACAATTTTATTTACAAAACTGTTTCAATTTTAGAGAACGATAACAATGCTTTTGTTTATATGGCTAGAGATGAAACAGATTTTATAACAGGATTTTATCCAATTTTAGCACAAAACTATTTCTTATTTGAAGATGCTACAGGTAATCTATTTCTAAAATTCAAATTTATCAATGGACAAGAATATTTTTTATTATATACAGACTTAATACATTTAAGAAAATTTTATAATAAGCATGATATTTTTGGAACAAACAATAAAGTATTACAAACTGATTTAGAAACAGCACATACTGCAAACGAAGGAATAAGTAATGCGATAAAGACTACTGCTAATTTAAAAGGAATATTAAAATATAATGCTGTATTAAAACAAAAAGATATAGAAGAAAGTAAAAATGCTTTTGTTAGAGATTTCTTAAATCTAGAAAACGAAAGTGGAATTGCTGCAATGGACTCTAAAGCAGAATTTCAAGAAATAAATATGCAACCAATTACACTAGATAGTGAACAGCTAAAGCAAGTTAATTACAACATTTTTGATTATTATGGAATTTCTGAAAGCATAATAAGAAACGATTATACTTTCGAACAATGGAATGCTTTCTACGAAGGTGTAATTGAACCACTTGCAATGCAATTAAGCAATGTTTTCACTATTAAAATATTTAATAAAGAAAGCATAAAAAGAGGAAATAAAATAGTATTTACTGCAAATAGATTACAATATGCAAGTTTGACAGATAAGACAAACTTATTAAAAGTTGTAATACCAGCAGGTGTAATTAAGACAGATGAAATTAGAGAGGTATTAGACTTTGCACCTCTTGGAGGAGAAGAAGGAGAAAGAATAGTACAATCTCTAAACAATATAGATAAAGAAATAGCTAACGAATACCAAGGAGGAAAAAACAATGGAAAATAAATATTATGGTTTAGCTAATTTACGTGCATTAGAAGATGATAATAAGCAAATGATATTAGAAGGCTACGCAATTAAATTTAATCAACCAACACAGCCAAAATTTAAAGAATTATATGGATATACAGAAATAATAAGCCCTAGAGCATTAGATGACACTGATTTGTCTGATGTACCACTTAAATACAATCATTCTGATGGAAAGGTAATATTAGCAAGAACAAGAGGAGGTACATTAAATCTTATTAAAGATGAAATAGGATTAAAAGTACTAGCAGTTTTAAATAGAAATATACCAGATCATGTATCTGTTTATGAAGCAGTAAAAAGCAAATTAATAGATAAGATGAGCTTTGGATTTTTTGCTGATGAAGATATGAACTCTTATGATGCAGAAAGTAGAACAATAACTGTTAATAGAATTACAGCATTAACAGATGTATCTGTTGTAGATATTCCTGCGTACGATTCTACAGAAGTGTATGCAAGAAATTTAAAATCTTTAGAAAATATGGATAAATCTAAAGAATTAGAAATTAAGAAAAGAAAATTAAAAGTTTTACTAAGTTTATAATACCGAAAGAGGCTAGCTGGAGAGCTAGCTTTTTCTGACTGGAGAGGAAGATAGGATTTTTTATAAAACAGCTGGAGAGCTGTCATTTTTTATTTTAGGAGGAAGTTATGAGCAAAGAAGAAATACTAAAAAGAAAAGAAGAATTAAGACAATTATTAAATGAAGCCAAAACAGAAGAAGAAATAAACGAAATTGAAAAAGAGGCTAAAAAACTAGAAGAAATCGAAGAAAAACAAAAAGAAGATATCACAAAAGAAGAAGAAAGACAGTTACTAACAAAAAGTACATTAAGTCAATTAAAAAAAGATACTGAAAATTTAGAAAAAAGAAGTCTAAAAGTTAGAGAGGATGGAGAACCAATGGAAAAAGAACAAAAAAGAACATTAGCACAAGTTTTAGAAAGTCCAGAATATAGAACAGCATGGGCTAAAAAATTAATGGGAAGACCAGAAAAAGATTTTACAGAAGAAGAAAAGAGAGCATTAGGAGATGCAATCACAACAACTGATACAGAATTTGTTGCTTCTGCTGCTGAAACACAAGGAATTAACAATGGCGGACTATTTATTCCAAAATCTGTAAGAAGTGACATCATGGAAATTATAACAGATTCAAGCCCAATTTATAGAGATGTAAGAAAATTAAATGTAGCAGGAAATATTGAATTACCATACTTAGACGAAGCTGATGATGCTGAATGGTATACAGAACTTAAAGAAACAAAAAATGAAGGACAAAAATATGCTAATTTACAATTAACTGGATGGGAATTAGCTAAAGATGTTGAAATTACATGGAAATTAGAACAAATGGCAGTAGACAGCTTTATTCCATTTATTGTTGAAGAATTAGCGGCAAAAATGGGTATAGCTTTAGTAAATGCTATTATCTATGGAGATGGAGTAAATAAACCAAGAGGAATCACAAAAGATTTAACAGCAATTAAAGAAGGGGAAACACCAGTAGACAGAATAATTGCTACATATAAATCTTTATCAACAGAGGCTAGAAGAGGAGCAAAAACATATATTTCTACAAATGTAAATATAGATATTTGTGGATACAAAGATAACAATGGAAATTATCCATTCTTACAAGGTCTTGCAACAAATAAATTAACTCCAGTTGAAGTGGATCCATATTTAAAAGATGACGACATAATCTCTGGAAACATGAGAAATTACATATTAAACGAAGTTACACCAGTTAGAGTAGATAAAGAATCAAAGATAAAGCCAAGAAGAATCGTTTATGGAGGATATGCAATATATGATGGTGTAGCAAGACCAAAATATTTTGCATATAGCCAAAAAGCAGAATAGGAGGAACTAATGGATACTAAAGTAAAATTTTTAAAAAAATTAGCACTAAAAGTAACATCTGCAACTTCTGAAAATGAAGTTGCAGGCGAAACAGTGTGCGAAGTATTAGATTACATAGTACAGAATTATAAGGAAAGTGCTGGTAGTCAAGGACCTGCTGGACCTCAAGGCGAAAAAGGCGATACAGGTGAACAAGGTCCAAAAGGAGACAAAGGAGATACTGGAGCGGCAGGTAAAGATGGAAAAAGTGTAACAGCTATAGCTTTAACTACAGATGAAACAGGAAAAGTAACAGGAGGAACAGTAACATTTTCTGACAAGAGTACATCTGCAATAACTGTTACACAAACAGGAGTTTAGGAGAAAAATAAATGGACAAACTACTAAAACTAGCAAAACAATCTTTAAGCATAGTTGAAACTGCAACAGCTAAAGATGAAGAAATAAAAATGTGGATAAATGCAGGAATAGCAGATCTAGAAAGGCAAGGCATCAATACTAAAAAAGATAACAGCTTAATAGATTCTGCTATTATTATGTTTGTTAAAGCTAATTTTGGCAATGTAGACATTAAAGACAAAGAGTCTGCACAGAAAGTATATAACTATCTCTGTGCTAATTTAGGTTTATCGACAGATTACAAGGTGGCTGATAAAGATGCATGATGTTGAATGTATTTTATTATCTAAAGAAATTGTACAAGACGAAATAGGTGTAGAAAAAGAGATAACAAAAGAAAGCCCTGTACCAATCATAAAAAATGAAGAAATATATGCCAAAGAATATTATGTAGCCAACCAATCTGGATACAAGCCAACATTAAGATTAAAAATAAGTGCTTTAAGTTATGAAGGACAGTCAGAACTTAAATATATGGGAACTGTCTACACTATCATAAGAGCAACAGAACCTTATGCAGATGAAGTAGCATTAATTTGTGAAAGGAAAATAAAAAATGTCTAAAAGCATATCTGGAGAAATGTTAAGTAAAGAAATAATGAAAGCATTGGAAGGATATGTGGATGACATATCAGATATTGTAGAAAAAGACGCAAATGAAGTAGCAAAAGAAGCCTTAGCTGCAATAAAGCAAGAGTCTCCAAAAGGCTCAACAGGAGAGTATTCTAAAGGCTGGAAAATTAAAAAAATAAAAAAAGTAAAAAATATGTACTCTGTTAAATTATACAACAAAGATCATTATCAACTTACTCATATACTAGAGTTTGGACATACTACAGCAGATGGAGGTCATACTGAAGCACAACCACATATACGAAAGGTTGAAGAAGAATATAGCAAGAAGTTTGAAGACAAGTTAAAACAAGATATAGGAGGCTTAAAATGACATTAGAAGAATTAAAGAAAAGATGTATAGAACAAGGATTTGAATACGCATATGGAAGATTTAAAAAATCTACACAGCCTCCACACTTAGTTGCAATAGCAACCGATACAGATAACTTTATAGCAGACAATAAAGTTTATAAAAAAAGACTGTCAATAAAGTTAGATTATACATATATAGACAAGAATATAGAAGAACAAAACAAAATAGAAGATATCATTTTAGCGGATATTCCGTGGAATAAAACAGAAGAAACTTACTTTAAAGATGAAGGCATCTGGCAAGTAAGTTATTTTTTTGAAATTTTAATTTAGGAGGAATAAAAATGCCAGAAACAAAAAATAAAATATTATATGGTATAGAAAAATGTTATGTAGCATTATTAACAGAAACTGAGGAAGGCATAACATATGGAACACCATTTCCTGTAAAGGGAGCAAGAGGGCTAAATATGGATCCACAAGGAGAGTTAACTAAAATATTTGCAGACAATATTGTATATTTTAAAGCAAACTCAAACCAAGGTTATGAAGGAGATTTAGTATTATTAATTACTCCTGAGGAATTTTTAACACAAATTCTAGGACAAACAAAAGATACAAATGGAGCTGTATTTGAAAATGCTGACGATAAAATAGCAAGATTTGCTTTAATGTTTGAAGGAAAAGGAGACGAAAAGGCTAGAAGATGGGTGTTTTATGATTGCACAGCTACTAGACCAAGTAGAGAAAACAACACATTAGAAGAAAGTGTAGAAGCTGGTGAAGATACTATGACAATTACTATGTCTCCAAGAACAAGCGACAAAATGGTTAAAGCTTACATTGAACCTTCTGAAGAAAATCAAGATGTATATGATACTTTCTTCACAAAGGTATATGAAAAGAATGCAGTTGCAGGAGTATAGAATATGCTTATAAAAATAGGGAATAAAGAATATGTAGGTTGTTGCAATGCAATGACCTACATTTTTTATAATAAAGTATTTAATCTTAATATTTTTGATGACTTAGACAAAATAAAAGGATGTCTAATAAAATTCAAATTACAAAGTGTAAATAAAGATGATGTAGATAATATGGTCGATATAATATTGCGATTAATCTACATTCTTGTTTATACAAATAATCAAAATGAAATAAATAGTTTTGAAAAATGGAAGAAGCAACATGAACATGAAGCTATAGAGTTAGAAACAATAAATGAAGTAATAGAATTTTTTGTTGATAATTTTTATAGTCAAGAAGTAAAAGAAGAATTAGATAAAATAAAAGTTTCAAAAAATGAAGATGAACCTATTATTTTTCAAGAGCATACATTTCTAAATCAATGTTTAAGTATAGGATTAAATATAGAAGATATGACAAAATTGTCATATGTAGATATTTGCAAACTTTTAATAGTAAATATGAATAAAGTTAAAAATCTAAGAAAACCAAAATACAAGATAGCAACTACTCAAGATTGGGATGCACTTGCAGCATCATAGGAGGAATTATGCCAGGAAATATAAAAGGAATTATTGTGGAGATTGGAGGAGACACCTCTAAATTACAAAAAGCATTAAATAAAGTAAATAGTCAAAGTAATTCTTTAAGTAAAGAGCTTAAAGGAATAAATAGTTTATTAAAATTAAATCCAAAGAATGTAGAACTATTAAGTCAGAAGCAAGAAATATTAAATCAAAGTATAGATACAACGCAAGATAAATTACAACAATTGAAAAAAATAAAAGAAGAAGCAGATAAAAAAATGGCTTCTGGAGGTAAGATTTCTGAAGAAAACTATAGAAACTTACAGAGAGAAATCATATCAACACAGAATAAATTAAATGGACTAACAGACGAATTAAAACAATTTAATGCAGAAAATACTCAATTAAGCAAAGCAAGTAAAAAAATCGAAGAATATGGCAATAAAATTTCTAAGGTTAGTGATAAAGTAAATGATTTAGGAAACAAGGCTTCTGTTGCATCTGGAGCAGTGGTTGCTGGTGGAGTAGCTTTAGCAAATAGTGCAATGTCTGTAGAAGATGCAGTTGCAAAATATGTTTCATCTACAAATACTGCTACAAATGAAACTGAAAAATATAAAACCGTCTTAGAAAACATAAATAAAGCAAATTATGGAGATGGATACGAAGATATTGCAAACTCAATGGCAGTAGTAAAGATGCAGCTAAAAGATATAAATGATGCAGATTTAGAAAATATTACAGAAAAAGCAATTGCATTAAGAGATTTATTTGGTTATGACGTTTCTGAAAGTATAAGAGCTGTTAAAGCGTTAATGGACAACTTTAATATTACTGCAGATGAATCTTTTAATTTAATTGCAGAAGGAAAAAAACAAGGATTAGATTTTTCAAATGAACTGTTAGACAATGTAAATGAATATTCTGTACAATTTAAAAAATTAGGATTATCTGCAGAAGATATGTTTAATATCTTTAAAGTAGGTTCTGAAAATGGAGCATTTAACTTAGACAAAATAGGTGATGCAGTTAAAGAATTTTCTATAAGAGCAATAGATGGTTCTAATACGACAGTTGATGGTTTTAAAAGAATCGGACTTAATGCAGATGAAATGGCTAAGAAATTTGCAAACGGTGGAGATGTTGCAAAGCAAGCATTTATAGAAGTAGTAAACAGACTTGGCAGTATGGACGACAAAGTATCACAAAGTATTGCTGGAGTTGACCTATTTGGTACTATGTGGGAAGACTTGGGACCAACTGTAATAAGTAGTTTTAGCAAAATGGATGCAGGAATTTCTAAAAGTAGTAATTCTATGCAAGACTCTATAGATGAATTATACGATACAACAAAGAAAAAAGCAGAAACACAATTAAAAAGATTACAAAGTTTTGGTGCTGATTTTGGAGAAGAAATGCTACCAGTTCTCGAAAAAATAATTGATAAAGCAGAAGATTTTATTGATTGTTTAGAGGATATGAGTGACGAAGAAAAAGAAAATATTGCAAAAATAGCTCTACTAGTAGCTGGTTTTGGACCATTAACAAAAGTTGTAGGAACAGCAGGAAGTGCGGTAGGAACTATAACTAAAGGCTTGGGAAAATTCAAAGAAGCAATGAATGTTGTTGATACAGGTGTAAAGTCTACTTCTTCAGGTATAAATATATTATCTAATATAATTACAGCGTTTAAAAGTCCAGTTGGACTAGCAACGACAGCACTAACTGCACTAGCAGCAGCAACAGTATACGTTATACAAAAAGGAAAAGAATTAGATCCAGAAGTACAAAAAGCAACAGATAATATCAATAAAATGACTGAAGCATATAACGAATCTAATGATGCTGCGCAACAGCAAATTTCTGCAGGTATAGCACAGATGGACTATATACAAAGACTAAGAGAAGAGCTGAATCAATTAGTTGATGCGAATGGAAAAGTTAAGGACGGTTACAAAGAAAGAGTAGATTTTATACTTGGAGAATTAAATGAAGCATTAGGGACAGAATATACTCAAACAGATGGAGTAATACAGAAATATAAAGAACTATCAGACAACATAGACTTATTAATTCAAAAGAAAAAAGCAGAAGTAATATTAGATGCAAATAAAGATAATTACGTTAATGCTTTAACAGAAAGAACAAAAGCACAATCAGAATATTCAGAAAATTTAAATAAACAAATAGAACTGGAAAATGATTTAGTAGATTTAAAAGACAAATTAACTAAAAAAACAGAAGAAATGAATGAGGCTGAAAAAAAAGGACAGACAGGAGCTTATTCAGCCTATGAAACTGCCAAAAGTCAAGCTCAGTTTTATGAAACACAAATTCAACAAAAACAAAAAGACTTAGATGCTCAAAAGCAGAATGTTCAAAGTTCATATGAGTTATATAAAAAATATACAGAACTTATAGGAGCAGACGACAAATTACAGACGGCACTTTTAACTAATAATACTGAAACAATAAGACTAGCATTGCAAGAAAGAACTAATAATATGATACAACAGGCAATGACTGGCAATGAAACTTTGGCACAGCAAATAGAAAAAGAAGGCTTATTATATCAGTCTGATTTGACGCTAAAACAAGATTATGTTTCAAAAAATCAATTAGAGAATGCAAAATTAGTAGAAGATGATATGGCTGCAGGACAGCAACGACTAGCAAATTTAACTAATCAACTTGTAGAGGAAACAAATAAAATTACTGAATTAAGTCCAGCACAAGTCGAAGCATGGAAGAGTTTAGCAAATGCATCTTATTTAGAATATTCAAATGGTATATCTAAATTATCACCAGATATGCAAACAAAAATACAGGAAGCTACAGGAGTTTTAATTGCAAGTAGACCTGAATTTGCACAACGAGCTGGAGAAGTAGGAACAGAAGTAGCCAACAATTTTGACAAAAATACTGAAGCAAAAGAAAAGGCTTTAAATACGTTACAAGGGTTTTATGAAGGATTGAGTGATGAAGAAAAGAAAGAATTACTGAAAACTACTGTGGGAGAAAGAGCAGATGAAGTAGCTAAAGAATTTGAATCAGGAGATTATCAAACTAGTGGTGAAAATGTACTAAAAGGATTATATGATGGATTAAATAACGGAAAATTAGGACAAGACTTAATTTCAAAGGCCGCATCTATTGCTAGAAATGTAGCAGAACAATTTAACATACAATGGGATGAACATTCTCCATCAAAATTAATGAAAAAGAAAGCAGAATACTTTTTACAACCGATAGGCACAGTTTTTGAAAAAGAAGAAGGAAAACTTAAAAATATTTCAAAAAGTGTTGCAAGAAGTGTAATTGAAGGATTTGATAGAGGTGGATTTGACAAATTATTAAATATAAACGCTAATCAAAAAATGCAAAGTGCAAATATTCCTTCTAATACAACAAATAATAATATAACATATGTTGCTAACATATATGCTCAGACTGTAAATGAACAAAATCTAAAAACTATTTTTGATTATATGAATAGAAGATTTGGAAATATGTATTCATAAAGATTTTTAAAAAATAAGATAAAAAAACGGCTTGCGAGAATTGATTTTAAGCCGTTTTATTTTATTGTTAGACTAATTATATGCCTTAAAAATACGATAGAAGAGCAGTTTTGAAATGTTCTTTTTTTATTCTTAACTGGAGGAAAAAATGGTAAGACAATTTAGACTTATAAATGAAAAAGGACAAGAATTTAACTTAATGGATTTATATAATTCTTGTTTTTTATCCGAACCCGATGGCTTAGGATATTCTTATAATACTACATACGAACAAATAGGAAATTCCTTTTTCGAAACTTTAAGAAATGTTGGTCAAGGACAAATAACAGGAACAGCTAATTTTAGTTGTTATGATAATTATAAAAGCTTTGTAGATTACATAGAAAGTTCAGAGAAATTAAGGTTTGGATATAAAATACCATATAAAAATCTTCCAATCAAAGAATATTTAAAAGATGTAAATATACAAAGTATTGGAAAAGGGCAAATAGATGTAGACGGAATATTAAAATGTCCAATTACATTTGATTGCTTAAGCCTGTGGTATGAAGAAAATAAAACTATATATTCTACTTCCGCACAAGCCAACGAAATTCGATGGGATTTCAAATGGGATAGTAAATTTGTAGATTATAACAATAGAACATTAGAATATATAAACCAAGGTCACGTACCAGCTCCAGTTCTAATTAAAATAAAAGGACCTATTACAAATCCTACTCTTACGCTAAAAATTGAAGGACAAGTTTATCAAGAAATAGTAGTGAATGTAGATTTAAAAGAATATGAAACATTTGAGTATTGCACACAAGAAAATAATTTCTATATTAGAAAAGAAAACACTGATGGCACTTATACAGATTTATTCGAATTAGACAATATAGATCCTTCAAACAATAATATTATTAAATTTCCGAAAAATAAGTCTTGTGAGCTTATTATATCTGCAGATAACGAAATACTAAATGCAGAAGTTAGTGTTTATGCATATTACAAGGTGGTTTAATTATGGCAAGAAGTGTAACAGTTAAATTTAATAATAAATCGTATAATGCAACATATAACGAAGCAACTGATGAATATGAAGTAGAGCTAACTGCACCCGAAACTGGTGGAATATATAATGCACAAATATCTTGTGTAGAGGAAGATACAACAAATACAACAGATATAGATATTAGAGTTTTAAAACAAGAACAAATTAAAATAACAACAGACGATACATATATGTATATATTCAACTATAAAGACTTTAGTGTTAAAGATATCGTTGAATTATCTAATTATGAAATTAATATAGACGAAGAAACAAATGCAAATACCACAGTAAATGTGTTAAAGAAAACGACAGCAAAATCAAACGATATAGTAATGATAAAAGAAAATGCAGAAATAAAATATTGGGGAATTATTCAAGAAATACAAAACGAAAATGGATCTAAACTATATCAATATATAATCAAGTATATTACTAACATGTTTAATCAGAATGTCATTTTAAATCAAAATATAGTAACTACAAATGATATAGAAGAAGGATATTACAGAATACATAGTAAGTTAAATTATAATTTTGTATTTGATGTATTAAATAATTCACAAGAAGCAGGAGCTAATTTGCAAGTTTACGAAATTAACAATAGCAATGCACAAAAATTTAAAATAACTAAAAGAACAGACGGAACATATAAAATAGCTAATATTAGATCTGGAAAAGTTGCAGATGTCTTAGGAGCCACATTTGTAAACGGTACTAATGTACAAATGTGGGACGATACAGACAATGCAGCACAAAAATGGACATTCACAAAGAGAGATAATAATTCTTATTCAATCTATCTAGCAGCTACGAATTTTGTTATAGATTTAACTAGTGCAAACGCTTCAAATGGTGGAAATATAGAAATATGGGAATATGTAGAAGGTAGCACGCAAGAATTATGGATACTAGAAAAAATAGATGAAGAGATTATACGTTATGAAGGTATTGAGGACTACATCGCAGAGCAAATCAACAAGAACTTTATCAATAATGAAGATATATTAATGAATCGAGATTATCTAGAAATAAGAGTAAAAACACATACTAAATTAGATGTATCTGTTTCTACGATAGTAGATGTTCAAAACGATATATACAATTTACATACATTTATGACTAATTGTACTCAAAATTATAATATTACATATAACGTATTTCTCGAAAATAAAAAACTAGTAATTGAAATAGAAAACAAAGAAATAAAAAAAGAATTAATTGACGTAAATGCTCAACCAATTTCAAACTATACAGAAGTTTTCGAAACAGATGTAGTATCTAAAGTAGTAGTAATAGCAAAAGATGGTAGCAGATATACATTATATCTAAAAACAGACAGAACAACGACAGAAGATATGCTAGATGAAAATAGAGCAGAAGGTAAGACAGAAGTAGTGTATGCAGAAAACATAGAAGATGCGAAACAAAAAGCTTTAGATACATTTAAAGGAAATGCATATAATCATAATGTCACATTCGATTATTACGATAGAGAAATTAAAGTCGGAACACCGATTACGATTAAGACAAAAGAATCTTTAATTTATGATACATATATTTCTGCAGTTACTAAACAAAAAGGAAGCAAGTTTTATAAATATACTTGTGGAAATATAAGAATAGGTTTTATCGACAAACTTAAAAAGGAAAGGAAAAATAAGTAATGTTAAAAGGACACGTTTTTTCGGAGCAGATATTTGGCAATCAAATATTTGCTCTTTTTATTAATACTTTCTTACACGGAAGAAATGGAGTTAGCAATAATTATAAAGAGGGAATGGCAATAACGACAACTGGAAGCAATATACATATCGCTTCTGGAGCTATTTGTATACAAGGGAGATTTTTAGAAGAAGATTCTGGTAGAGATATTGTAGCAGATACAGATAGTCAATATTGTTCTTTAGTGTTGGAAATAAATCTTGATGCTGTTAATACATCAGACAGTTTCTTGCAAGCAGACTATAAAATAATTAAAAATGCTAGCAATTATCCAACTTTGACACAAAATAATATTGTAAAAAATAATGCTGGAACATATCAATATGAATTAGCTAGATTTAGAACTTCATCAAGTGGTATTACAGACTTTCAAGATAGAAGAACTTTTTTAGATTTTGATACGATATGGGACTTTATTGAACAAGAATGGAATGTAAAGTTATCAGAATTAGAAGAAGAATTAGCTAAAGTGGAAGATGGTAGTGCTTATTTCTTAAATTCCAGATTAAAAATATTTCATAATCAAGCCGATGATTCTCAAGGAAAAGAGGGGGATATCGGCTTGGTTTATTTTGATTAGGAGTAAAATATGAATAGAATTAATGGTTATGTAACTCAACATAATGAAGCTTACGAATACTACATTGAGTGGGAAGAATTTAATATTAATCAACAGGCTAATACATCTTCTGTAAGAGCTACTTCATATATAAGGTGTAACTCTCATACTTCTTGGGCGAATAATAAAACACAAAGATTATGGATTGCTGGAAGAGAGTTTAGTAATACGTTAAATATAAGCTTAAGCCCAGGTACCGTTGTACAACTTGTAAGTGCTACGGTAGACAACATTGGACATAATTGGGATGGAAGTTTAAATATCGAAATTGCAGCATCTGGAGATTTGCCAAGTGGTTCAGGGTATGGACCGCTTTGGGGAGAAGCTAAACAAACTGTATGGCTTACACAGATTGCTAGACAAGCAAATTTTGCATCTGTTGACATACAAAATACAACATTAGAACATTTTGATGTTTACTACAATTTAGACAAAACAGTAGATGCAATGCAATATAAAGTCAATAATGGGGCTTGGCAAAATATTAATCCTTATTGGGGAAACTGGAATAAAGAAGCAACGTTTGCAGTGCAAGGACTAACTCCTAACACAAATTATTCAATACAATTAAAGGCCACAGTTAATGGAATAGATAGTTATTCTTCTGTATACAACGTAAGAACATTAGATATCGCTAGATTTACCAATCTAAGCGATTTCTTTTTTGGTGATGTTGTAAATATAACAAAGACTAATGAATCTAATTGGTGGAATTACCTTACTATTAAGGTTGGAGAAAATGTAATTGTAGAACGTAGAGCATTAGAATCAAATAATTTAGTATTTACTTTTACACAAGATGATTTAGACAAGCTATACAAAGCTTTAACAAGTTTTAATAAAACAACAGTAGAATTTATATTAATAACAAATAATGAGTATCAAGATTGGTCAACTTCTAAAAAAGTGCAATGTACTTTTAATGGCAATCAAATGACAGCTCATTATTATACTCAAGACCAAACAAGAAAAAGAGCAAAAGTAATATATTACATAGCTGATGAAACACCGAAAAAGGCAGTTTTTGTAATAAAAAAAGATGGAAAATGGAGGAAGTGCATTTAATGGAAGAAAGAGATACATTCTTCAAAGAAATAATAATAGAACCTTCGAAAATTTATACAAAATCTAAATTTAAGTTAAAAATAAAATTAGAAGATAATTCAATATCAAGATTGTTAACAGAAGATAATTTTGTATTGAATACCGAAAATAACGAAGAATTAATTGTTGAGGTGTAGAAAAATGGCAGATAAGAAAATATCTGAATTAATAGAAGCATTAAATTTAAAAGATACAGACATATTAGTAATTGTGCAAGATAACACAACTAAAAAAATAACTGTAGCAAATGCAAAAGAAATGTTAAAAGGAGCTGACGGACAGCAAGGACCACAAGGACCACAAGGACCACAAGGACCGCAAGGGGAACCAGGAACACCAGGACAGCCAGGAGAAAAAGGAGATCCAGGAGTAGCAGGTACTGATGGAAAAGATGGAATTAGTATTACCGAAATAACTACAGGAATAATAAGCGAAGAGGCAGGATATACTGTAACTCCAATCACAATAAACAAAAGTGATGGTTCTAATACAATAGTTTACATTAAAGCTAAAAACGGGGCAGGAGGAAGTCAAGGAACATCTAATTATAACGATTTAACGAATAAGCCTAAAATTAACAACGTTGAACTTTTAAACAATAAAAACTTAAAAGATTTAGGGATACAGCAAATCTATATTGGACAAGAAGAACCTAAAGATGAAAGTGTAGAAGTATGGATAGATCCAGAAGGAGAAGCAACAGGTATACCTAGCAAAACGAGCGAATTAGAAAATGATAGTGGATTCGTAGATGAAACTTTTGTTAAAAACGCTATTACTAATGCTATATCTTCTGCTTTAAAGGAGGAATATTAATGGCAAGAACAGATACTCTCAAAAATTTCTTGACAGATGTAGCTAACTCTATAAGAGAAAAAAAGGGGACTTCAGATAAAATATTAGCTTCGAATTTTGATACAGAAATCCAAAACATTCAAAGTGGAAGCGAAGAATCGATATATGATTATTTTTTTAGTAGCGTTAGTGGGAATGTGAAGGCACAAACATTATTTAAGACTATACCAAAAATTGATTTTAGTAAGGCAACTAATACTAGAACTCTATTCTATCAATCAAGTATAGTAACTGTACCAGAATTAGATTTATCTAATGTAACAGATGCAGCAGGTATGTTTAATGACTGTAAAGAATTAAAAACAATTCCGAATCTTAATACAATTAAAGCAACAGATATGAGTTATTTATTTATTGTGTGTCCAAAACTAGAAAGCATAGGAGAAGTAAATGCTGATAGCGCTACAAATATAACTGGAATTGTAGACAATGATTCTAAGTTAAACAAATTTTTAGGATTAAAAAATTTAGGAAAAGGCTATTTAACTAGTAGTGAGGCTAATTTTAGTAATTATACTTTGAATTTATCACAAACAAATTTGGATCATGATAGTTTAATGAATGTAATAAATAAATTATATGATATTAAGTCGAAAGGTTGTCAAGTTCAAAGATTAATATTAGGTTCTATACTTAAAGCAAAATTAACAACAGAAGAAATAGCTATTGCAACTAGTAAGGGCTGGAATGTTGAGTAGGAGGTATAAGAATGCAATTTTTTGATTATACAGAACCCAAAATGATAATAGCAGACAGAGGAAAGAAAATTAGAAATAAAAACGATACATATAAAAAAGAATATATTGATGAATACGGAATGAAAGTAAATGAACACATTCCGTATTATACTACAACAATTTTTGTGTCAGAAAATTTTAAAAAAGAAGATATGGATAAAATATATATTGAAGAAGAGGTTGATGAATAAATGTCTGTAATACATGTACGAAATGAAAAAGGTGAGTTTGAAGAAATTCCAATTATAAAAGGAGAAAAAGGAGATCCAGGAGAAGACGGTATAAGTGTTAATTGTATAAAAGTAGCTGATGAGCAAACTGCAATATCTCAAAGTGCAGCCAATCCTAATAACATATATTACTGGTAGGTGTTTAAAATGAGAACAGCAATAAATGGAACAAAAATAAATAATTTTTACATAAGCGGAAGTAAAGTAAATGGCTTTGCAAAAAAGGGAGAAATAGTATTTAAAAGAGAAGGAGATACAACAGCACCTGTTTATACAAGTTTAGGAATAGTTCGCAATAGTGACTCAGGAGACAATAGAGACAAACATTATGCCAAAATAGGAGATAGTGTTAGAGTGCTTATATATTTTAAAGAACAGTTAGAAGTAGAGCCAAAAGTTAAAATAGGTAGTAAGGAATTTATAGCAACATATAGAGAACAAAGCTCTAGCAGTACTTTATTGGCATATTATGCAGATTGTAAATTAACAGAAGATTTAGAGTTGTCTACAGGTGAAATTCAATTTGAAGTTTATGGTTATGCTGATGCATCAGGAAATGTTGGCACAAAATTAACAAATGCAGACATAAATAATTCTATGTATCAATATGTAATATTTGACAATATAGTCCCAGAAATTACAGTAAAAGATGGAGAAAATGAAACTATTGGAGATGCTGTAAACGGATATAGTAAGATAAGTTTTAAGATTTATGATGATATAGCATTAGCTGAATATGATATAAATGGAGAAATTGGTGTTTTATCTGTAAGTCAATGGGGAGATATTAATAATATAACATCTAGTTATAAAGGTGCAGTCGTTGGAGAAAACATATTAAAAGTAAGAGATCAATCTGGAAATGAAAATACCTTAACATTTAAATTGATATAAAGAAGAATGCAAATATTAATTAAATATAGAAAAAATAAAATATTTAGAATTATAAAAAGAACATTAATAAGCTTAATACTGTTAATGTTCTTTAATTTGTTTATATAAAAATGGAGATATTATGGAAGATTTAACAGAGAGAGTTGCAAAGGTAGAAGAAATAACAAGATCTAACAGCAAAAGAATTGATAATTTAGAGTCAGAAACAAAAGAAAATAAAAGAATCTTAAATAGTGTAGATAAATCTTTAAGCGTTACTGTAGAACAGATAAAAACTATAGCAGAAGATTTAAAGCAAACAAGTATTAATTTTAAAGAAGCAATTATGAGAAGCAATGCAGCAAACAGTAAAGAGACTGAGATACTTAAAGAGAAATACAACGATTTAGAGAAAAAATACGAAAAGTTAGATACAAAAATAGAACAAGAAACAGTAATAAAAGATGCTAATAACTGGAGAAACAGTAAAAGTAAAATAGCATCATGGATACTGACAGGAATATTAGCAATAGTAGCAAGCGCATTAGGAATATCAAAATTTTTCTAAAGAAGGGAAGTGAGAGATATGGAAATAACAGTAGCATTAATAATAACAGCATTAACTTTAGTAGCAGGACAAATAACTAAATTAACAAGTATAGACAATAAGTGGATACCTCTACAAAATATTATAATTACAGTTATTGCTTCTATAATATGTATATGCTTCCACGTTCAAGACATGAGCGTATTGGAAACAATAGTAACATGCATATTTGGAACAATGAGTGCTGGAGGTATAGCAGATTTAAAGAAAATTGCAGAAAATAAGGAGGAATAATTATGGCGACAAATATACCTTTGACAGGCAACTTTAAAGTTACGTGTGAATACAAACGAAAAGGAAATTGGGCAGCAGGTTGGCATACAGGAATAGACTTGGTTTCAGACAATACAAATATATATTCTAGTTGTGATGGAACAGTATATAAAACTGGATGGGACAATTCATATGGTAATTACATAGTTGTAAAAAACAGTGATGGAAAATATCATTGGTTTTGCCATCTTTCTAAAATAAATGTTTCTAAAGGAAACAAAGTAACAAGAACAAGTGTAATCGGAATAATGGGAAGTACAGGAAACAGTACAGGCAGGCATCTACATTTTGAAATAAGGAATACAAGTAATAAATATGGAGATACTTCAAATCCAGCAGATTACATGGGAATACCTAATAAAGTAGGAAATTACAATAGTTCAAATTATCAAATAGGAAATACTTCTAGTTCTACTAATACAAAAGAATTAAAAACATTAGCTAGAGACACTAATTTAAGAAGTGCACCAACAACAAGTGCAAGCAAAGTTCTTTATTTAAAAAATACTACTCTGTATGTGTTAGAAAAGTCTGTAGCTAAAGCTGATGGCTATACTTGGGACAAGGTTCAAATTAGAGTTAATGGAAAAGAAGGATATATGATAAATCAAAACTATAAATAAAGTAAATATAAGTAGAGAAGAGGCAGTAGATTAATTTCTATTGCCTCTTTTTTTGCGTTTCTTCTATATAGTTATTTACAAATTCTTTAAGAACACGTGAAGGCAAAGTATTATTCAATTCACAACATTTTCTAAACTCTTCTCTAATTTCTGGTTTTACATCAATACCCAATTTTACTAGATTTTCTTTCATATATTTTTTTTGATTGGCATATTTATCTTTCATATTTAAACTCCTTGAATTTTAAAATAAAATATATTATAATTAATATGCAGAGAGGA